CATTAAATTTAATATTGTTTGATTAAATTTAATATTGTTTGATTGTTTGATTAAATTTAATATTCTTTTATTTACCTACACAACACACAACACCACTAACGCGCATACATAAGACCAGCATTTCCAGACATAAATGTTATGACATTGTACCTTTCTTCTAGGACAACCAAGTTATAGTTGTAGTCGTATATACGCCACGTCGGTTTGTTTACACCAATGGGTAATCTCGTTAATGGGTCGCAAATTGTTAGAAAATTCGCACTAGGGTCAAGTGGTGGATAAAACGTCGTGAATTCGAATTGAACATTCGAAAATTTACTCGTATTAAGCGCCCCAGTAGGTTGAAAATTAAACGGGTCGGTATCTAAGCAAAAGTTATAACAATATAGTCCGGTAGGGGCGTTACTAGGTGTTCTCACATATTTCTCTACAAAGTTATAAATGCCTACATCTAGTATATTCTCGCGATACTTTCCGTCTAATAAAATAGCCATATTTAATAATATACCGCGTTGATTATTTGCACTAAAAGGCTGTGTAACAAAAAGCCCGGTATTATTTTGCGTTAATGTACTATAACCTGGTCCTACAAGAACATTGCTACATGATACATTTATACCTCCATAAATCCCATTATACTGGCTAAGAGGTGTAACAGGCGCGGGAATGATATTCACAGGCAAGTAGTTATATGGCCAGTTCGAATAGTTGCTCCACTGGTTTCGCAAATTAATATCACTTCGCTGAAAAAAGAACATCCAGCTACTTACCATCCCCAGCGTGTTTTCTAGCCATACGCGGTGTGAACCTGTAACATTCTCGAAATTCCATTCATATGCAGACTTGATTAGATATTTTTGTTCATTTGCGGCAAATGTCTTCGCTTCATCATTCGACAAAAACGCATACGTGCTAATTAAATGTATATCAGCATTCCACTCCGATTGCGCATTATTATTATAGTCAGTTGCAGCAAGACTAACACTTGGCGGCGATTGAAGAAAACGGTACAACTGCATATACTCGTTTGTATAATTAGGACGAACCATTGGATAGCCATTTGTGGGGTCCATCACATCGCGAATTGTATATAAATCATTAATCGGTCGCATCGTTACGTCTATCTGTAGCTGATTGTATTGAAGTGCAATTAAAGGGAACGCCATTTTGCTTGAAAGCGTAAACCAAGCATTTATGGGTATATATAAACGACGACTTCGAATAGAGGGTTCCGACCCTTGAGCCAAATTAGTATAATATGCATTCGGGTACATATTTATTCTACCATTTGAATTTCCCGGGTCATTCAATTCGGCGGTATTTCCAGTCATGTCGTCATAGAGCGCCCTTTTTACTCCTGAAAAATCGCGCTGCACTAATGCCAATAAATATTTACCCGTCAATACTTGTAATGTTTGACCTCCAACTGATATACGTATCTCTTTTATCATCTGTGTTCCTAAATTCTCAATCCATCGAAACTCGTATGGCGCCCAGTCTTTCACGCCACATGTTGGATTTGGTGGATATATCGGGCTCCATATTGTCGGCAATGTAACTACAATATATGTGTCCATTAAAAGATCCGCATACCTTGGAACATAAAACGTAAACGTCGAGTCTGTTGTTAGTCGCAGAGACCTTTGCCCGGTAAAGTCGATTCTAAATTTTTGCATACCAAAGTTTGTATACTTTGCATACGTTGCTTTAAAAAATGTTTTCTTAGGATTTCCATTTAATATGACATTTTGATTTCCATATGAGACAATATTTAGTAATCCTCCTGTCATTCTTTTTGTTTATATGTTATTATATGTTATTATATATTATTATATGTTATTATATATTATTATATATATTTAACATATTAATAATTTTTAACAAGTTTTTTATATATATAATTAATATCATTGTATAATTAATATCATTATATAATAGTATATAATAGTATATATTAATATTAAAAGTATGTCAGCACCAGGACCAGGACCAGCATCAGCGCCAGGAACTCCACAACCCGGTGGAGGTATTAATATTAATTTCTTACCTTCTACAGCTGCTATACGCAGTGTACTAACTTCGCAAGTTACTCCGATGGCAATTCATTGGTTTGGCATGGCATTTGTCATAGTTGTATTGCTGTGGCTTATTACCTATGTTAGTACAAAAATTAATTTAGGAAAAACCAATTGTGATATTATTGCCGAAGTCAATAAAAAATCCACTCCTACAAAAATAAACTCAAGATGGACTACATCTAGCTCGCCAGACTATGCAGGAAAAAATCTGCGAGACTTTTATATTAAAACCGCATACAACTGTTGTGCATCCGGTCAATTCAAAAGCGACTTTGTTAGTATGTGTGCTCTGCAAAACGCCATTAAGCAGGGCGCGCGTTGTCTAGACTTTGAAATATTTTGCATAGATAATATTCCCTCAGTAGGAGTTTCATCGATTGACATGATTGGTGTAAAACAAAGTTACAATAGTCTTCCTGTTTCGCAAGTTCTACGAGAATTGAATAATATTGCGTTTTCAGAAACGGCGGGTGTATGTCCTAACCCGAAAGACCCTCTCCTCCTGCATTTCCGTATAAAGACGAACAATGTAAATATTCTTAATATATTAGCAAGCGAAATTGCCGAAAACTTGGGTGATAAGTTATTGCCGATTGAGTTTATGCGCGAAGGCAATGGGACAAATATCACGAAACGCCCGATTAAAGACTTTATAGGAAGAGTGGTCATTATGGTCGAGAAAAGTAACTCGTCGAATACGATGCCTATCTTGTACCAGTCTAAAAATATGTGGGAGCTTACAAATGTAACTACTAACTCCGTTTTTATTCACTCGAAGCGATATATGGACGTTAAAAATTCAAACGACCTCGAAACAATTACCAATTTTAACAAAGAGAATATTACAATTGTTATGCCCGACTTATCCGTATCCAATGCGAACTACGTTTCGACGGTTCCACAAGCTGTTGGATGTCAACTTATGGCTATGAATTTTCAAAATGTAGACCAAAATTTGCTGACATATAATGAGTTATTTGAAAAAGCAGAGAGTGCGTTTGTTCCAAAACCGAATGAACTTATACACGTGCCTGTGTTTATTGATAAACCTAAACCTTTGCCTTCTTATCTCAGTTTTGCCGCGAAAGAAATAGATGGTCCAGGAAATGTCAAAATCGTTGGATAAATTATGTTACTCTTTTTTTATATACTATTTAGTTTACTCTTACTATCCTATTTTATTATATCTTTCTAATATAATAATATATACCATAGTAATATATATACCATACTAATTTACTTATATTATGAATAAAACAAATAGTGCCAAAAATAACCCGAATAACCCGAATAACCCGAATAACCCGAATAAATCTAATAACCCTAACAACCCTTTAAATATACTATACTATGAAAACCGCGAGTTAGAGTTGCTAAAAAATGCGATAAATATTGAAGCGAAAAAGCGCGGCGAGCGTATTGCGCAGAATCCGGTAATGAAGGACATCATTTCCGTTCTTGAGAAATTTATCCGCGATAAAAATCTTGTTTGTTATGGCGGAACGGCGATTAATAATATTCTTCCACCTGTTGACCAGTTTTATAACCGCGATTTAGAAATCCCTGATTATGACTTTTTCTCGCCAAACGCAATGAATGATGCAAAGGCTTTGGCGGACATTTACTTTAACCAAGGATTCTCCGACGTAGAAGCAAAGGCAGGAGTCCATTATGGTACATATAAAGTATTCGTCAATTTTTTTCAGATTGCTGATATTACGCAACTAGATAGTAAACTATTTAGTAGTCTTAAAAAAAATGCTATTATTAAGGACGGTATTCGTTATTCACCGCCCAACTTTTTAAGAATGGCAATGTATTTGGAATTGTCTCGCCCTGGTGGCGATATCACGCGTTGGGAGAAAGTGTTAAAGCGTTTAAACCTTCTTAATAAAAATTATCCACTTAAGGCGGAAAAGTGTGACCCGGAAACATTTCGTCATTCTTTATCTGCGCGTTCAAAAACAAAGCAGTACTATTACCAAAAAGAAGTCATACAAAATGTTATCAAGGATATCGTATCAAGTGATAGTTTGGTTTACATAGGTGGTTATGCTAACGCGCTTTATTCGCGTTATTTAAAAAATCGCGAAAAAATGTATCTAAATGAAATACCCGAATTTGACTTGTTGTCAAATACACCCGAAAAAACCGCGAAAAAAATAAAAGAAGAGCTGGAAAAAAAGGGAGTACTTAGTGTGAATATTCAAACAAAACCGTCAATCCCCGAGTATTTATCTACACACTATGAAATTACAGTCGGGTCTCAAGCCATCGCGTATGTTTATAAACCACTTGCGTGTCATAGTTATAACACTATTAAGCTAGATGGTAGAATATTTCGCGTTGCTACTATTGATACGATGATGAGTTTTTATTTACTGTTTTTATATGCAAACCGACCATATTATAACCCTCGGCGAACTCTTTGTTTGTGTGAGTATCTGTTTAAAATACAACAGAAGAATCGTCTTAAAATGAAAGGGCTATTGCGACGTTTTAGTATAACATGCTATGGTAAGCAAAAGACACTAGAAGATATTCGAACAGAGAAGTCAAACCAATATAAGAAACTTAAAACTAAAAAAAATAGCAACGAATATAATAAATGGTTTTTGCGTTATAATCCAGAGACGAATAAACAGAATAAACCTATTTCTAAAGTAAAAAAAACAAAGGAAGACTTGATAAATGAAGCAAAATTGGCTTTAGAGGCAAAAGCAATTACATCTAAGGCGGTTATTGCTGAGATAGAAAAAATGGATAAGGCGCCTAGTGTGGGAAAAAATAAAATATCGTCATCTCCGTCTCGGTCACAGTCGATGCGTTCTACAAGTTATTTATCGCGCGTAT